TTTCGGCTGTTGACGCCATGATCGAAAGCTCAAAGCAGTATCTCGAAGATAAACATTACGAGGCAACCGCGGCTATAGATCTTCTGGTGGAGCCGGGAAATGAAACCGATATGACAACAGGGCTAAATCAGATGTATTCGGATCTGCAGTCTCAGATCGAGAGCCTTGGCGGAGATCTGAAAGCGAAGGTTAATGTTGCTCTGGAAGACGGAGTGATCACGCTTGACGAACAGACAGAAATTACGAATCTCCAAAATCAGATTGCCGATATCACAAACCAGATCAGTCAGGCTGAAACGGAAGCAAGTTTCCAGAGCTTAAAAATCAAATACTCCGGGGCATCACTGGATGCTGACTCTTTCGCTTCTCTGGTGTCTGAAATTCAGGCAAATGTACAGGAAGCGGCGTCTCAATACGATGAGGCATTACAGATTGATTTGACGAACCTTAATTTACAGCTTCAGTACGGCACAATATCTCAAGAGCAATTCGATGAACAGCTTCAAGCGCTCACAGAAGGATACCAGGCAAAAATCACGGATCTGTCCGTCAGAGTGGAAAGCTTTGAGCTGCAGTCGATTGCTGATTCATTTGGAAGTGAGTTAGATGGAATACTACCAGATCTTGAGGGAACGGTGGCGGAGCGTCTTGGAACGGCTATGCATAATGCAATGGCTAATGGAATCGATGCTACTCAGTGGTCTATGGAAGGCGAAGGGCTACAATCTGCAATAGAGGCATTAGACCTTGACGGGCTTGAAGCTACAACACAATCCGCTATTGCGGAAATGATGGGGCAGGTTGCAAGATCTCTTCCGGATCAAATGACGTCAGCACTGGAAGGAAGCGGCGTTGATATGAGTGAGAGCGTCAACAGCATGGTGAAAAGCGGGATAGAAAACGCGGACTTCACAGAAGCGGGAGCTGCCGTGACACAAAAACTTGGAGAGGATATGTCTTCTATGGATATGTCTGAATCCGTCGCAGGATTACAGGAGGGATTGCAAACCTCTCTCATGACATCGGTAGAAAATATCGACCTTACGGACGTAGGGGTTCTTATGAACCAAAAAATCGGCGAGGCGATGTCGTCCGTGGATATGTCTGAAACTGATGCCGGACTTCAAGAGGGATTGCAGAGTTCTCTGACCGCATCGTTGGAAAACATTGATCTTACAGAGGTCGGCGGGATGATGAATCAGAAGCTTGGAGAAGCCATGGCATCGGTAGATATGGCCGAATCGGGAGCTGGACTGCAGGAAGGGCTTCACAGTACGCTCATGTCATCGGTCGAGAACGTGGACCTTACAGAGGCGGGAAGTCTAATGAATCAAAAGCTTGGCGAAGCTATGTCTTCTGTAGACATGTCAGAAAGCGACGCCGGTTTGCAGGAGGGATTGCAAAATACGTTGACAGCTTCCCTGGAAAACATTGATCTCTCGGAAGTCGGCGGGATGATGAATCAGAAGCTTGGAGAAGCCATGGCATCGGTAGATATGTCTGAATCGGGAGCCGGACTGCAGGAAGGTATACAGAACTCATTAACTGCCGCACTTGAAGGAATAGATCTTTCGGAAAGCGCACAGATGATTAACACCTCTATTGTGACGGCGTTGTCATCGACCGAAGGGATAGATATGAGCGGATTTACAGCCGCTATGCAGAGCAGCATCACATCTTCGATAGATAGCTTGGATTATTCCGGCGTCACAACTGCTGTTGGAAACGGTATCTCGAATGCAATTACCGCGACTATGGGAACCATTCAAGGGGCGATAGACACCCTTTACAGCAACGTCGGATCTGCGATCAATACGGCGTTTTCAGCAGGATTTTCGACGACAACGACCGTGACGATTACGGTTAATTACAAGTTGGCCAATCCATCGGCTACAATTAGTTTTTCTGGCGGTGGATCCGGAACGGCTACTGTAAGCGGAAGCATATCTTCAAATGCCAATGGCGGATTTGCTTATGGTCCGGAGCTTACGTGGTGGGGCGAAGATGGACCTGAGGTAATCATTCCGCTTGGGAGTAAAAGGCGACAGCGGGGCTTGGAACTGTGGGCGCAGGCCGGAGAAATGCTCGGTGTTGGAAAGCACGCTGATGGAGGCTTTATTGGCTCCTCTGGCTCTTCCAATAAAAATATATGGGAGAATACAGAAAGCCTTGCAGAGCCAATATCAGAGAGCGACAGCGGCACTTCTGATGTTTCGACTGTCATTGACAGTGAGAAAAACTCGGATACCAAAGAAGTAAACCTTAGCGTGACTGTAAATCCGCAGTTTGTGATATCGTCAACAAGTCAGAGAGAAGACGATATCCTGCAAATTATCAAAACGCACATGAAAGAACTGGCAGACGATCTTGGCGGCGAGCTTGCCGATCGCCTGGGTGAAGTTTTCTCGAACATGCCGATAAGTAGTTAAGGGAGGCGCTTTATGGATGTTATTTTAACCGAAGTTGAAAACGGTAAAAGCAAATTTATCTTTCCTAGCCTCCCAGAGGAGGTAAAGGGAACGAATCGGACCAATTATCAGTCTTACGATATTCTGTCCTATGGCGAGGTAAAAATCCCAAAGGGGATGAAGCTTACAGAGATTTCATTCGATGGAATATTTTTCGGAGCAGCGAAAAGGAATGAGTCCATTGTAAAACAATGGATTAAGCCGGCAGAGTGCGAAAAAATTCTGAAAAACTGGCAGGAAAAAGGAACTGTTCTGCGGCTGATGGTCACTGAAACCAATGTTAATATCGATGTTACGATCAGTAGCTTTGAATGTACTGATTACGGCGGATATGGAAATAAGAAATATTCACTGGAGTTTGTGCAATACCGATCCTTGAAAGTTTACACGACAGACGAGCTGAAAATCGTAAAGTTTGTAAAGAAGACGGTAACGAGACCGGCGGCTGCGGCACCATCAAATAAAGGAAGCTACACAGTAAAGTCTGGAGATAACTTATGGAAAATTGCCAGAAAATTCTACGGCGGATCAGGATCAACGTGGACGAAGATATACAGCGCGAATAAATCTGTCATAGAATCAACAGCAAAAAAGCACGGTTATGCAAATAGCGACAATGGGCATTGGATTTTCCCTGGCACAGTTTTTGTTATTCCAAATTAGAAGGAGGACAGGGGAATGATAGATTTGTCGA